GTTGAGGTTTTGGTTATAATCCTAATCACCAAAGGAGTAGACGACTACTAATACCCTAGATCCACTCTCCTCAACGCTGCCACCGCCACCCCATCCAGATACTTGGGGGAAAAGCCCGGTTTTCTAGCCTCCCGGCCCTTAGTGACAAATGTCCAACCATTGAGATAGTCAATACAAGAATTGGCTACGTCTTGGTAGACGGCAAGGAGTTCATCCAACCCCAAGCCATACACATCAGCTAGAAAACCCGACATCTCATTTTCAGAAAGCGGTTTTGCGTCTTCGATCAACGAGTGGATTCTCATGGAATCCATATTCCCGACCTCGCGATTAGTGTTGAGGTCGAGATGTGGCTTATCGCTCATTTGCGAGCTCACTTCTTTCAAGTAGTCGGCGATTTTCGGGACGTATCGGTGCTCATACGCGGCTGAGAGGTATTTCCCTGCCATGTATTCTCTATCACCAACTTGAGAGTTCGCATTTGCTCTCAAGTTGAGTTTTGCCACCACACGCCCAAACTGCGGGACACCTCGGGTTCGATCGTTGCCGCGAACATACCTCTTCCTGTAAAAGGTGGCATGCTCCCTAGTGGGGGGTACCAACACCTCCGGAGTCATCCCAGCTGAAGGGACAATCTTCTCAATAGACTCCTTTAGTGCAGGCACCTTGCCCTGCTGTACGATCCCGAGATAATCGTCGCCTCCATGGATATTTGTACTCTTAGTTATGTCCGCATCAAGCAGCGAACATAACATCAAAGCCATACCAACATAACTATTGCCAGTAGTGGTGTTGTTCCTTCCGGACCACATCTGACCATGAACAGTAGCCGCGACACCATATCGCGTCCACACATTAATGCTGGTATTCTTTGCAAATTCTCGTACAAACCATTTTGGCGCGCCCAACTTCGCGTACATCATTGCCTCCCTGCGGCGAAAATGTACACTCTGCGACCCGTCGTTATTCTTCATGTCGTTCTCTAGGACATCACCTGGATCAGCCTCGATAAGATCCCCTATTTCCTCATTGCGCAGGCCACAGGCATAAACCATAACGTTTCCTGTGTTTAGGGGGTTGCTCTTACTGAAGACTTGCTTCATACGCCGGTTCAGCTCCGTACATATGACGCCAGCCAAAGCATTGTGCATGTCAGTACTCTGATATATGACACGCGGCTGGGATCCGTGTTCCTTGAGAAGGACTTCCTGTTTTGCAAACACATGTGCTGTGTTGCCGTCGTAGTTGAGTTGGTGTGAACCAACTGCCTCAGCCAACCGTCGCCCCTTTTCGGGAGTATACTGTTTTATATACTCCTCGAACATTCCCTCTGTGATGACAATAGTATCCATCACGGGGACCTTTTGCATGAGCGCAGCGTGGCCGCGATCAAAATGCTCCATAGTCTTGGCTTGTGGGGCATAATCGCAACGCTTCTTCATGGCGTGGACGGTTGAACCGGCATCATTCTTAGGCACTACGACAGGCACCTCAGCGATCAATGAGCCCTTTGCGACACCAACATTCGTGGTGTCGTCCTTGACTCGAACTACATTGACCTTGGGTGTGATGTTCGCAAACTGGACGTTTGAATCATAGCGAGCATAGGTGTTGTTTTCGGGGCCCTGCTCGACCACATCTTTCCGTTTGCCCGCTCCCTTTGGTTTTGGGTGCGGTTTTGCCCTGTTTATAACGACAGGTTCCATTTCTCC